AATTCATTTTCGTTTATTTTCTGTAATCCCATCTTGCCTTAGTTTTTCTAAAATCATAGTGAACAAATGTGTTATAAACACCTATGCCACCTTGTAACATATGACCGTCGTTAATTAACTCATCTATTAAACCAGCTAATATTTCAGGCTTATAGCCTTTGACTTGTATATCTGCCGCTTTACCTAAAAGATGTTGAGAATTTTTAACACCTCCAACTTCTTTATTATGCTTTTCACACCTATAAGCACTATTGATTTTAATGGGTTTTGATACAATGTCACGTAATATTTGAAGTTGATTGGCTAATTTTATGATGTTTGAATATACTTCTGGAGGCATTTCGCAGCCACATTTACACTCAAATTCTGAAATATTAAAGTTTTTTGTCATAAAAATTAATAATTAAAGGGGTTGACACTAAAAGTTCTGCCGCTGCAACACTGTACCAATTAAAAAAATAGCCAAAAGAAAACAATAAAATAGAAACACCAAACGAAATATAAGCTGATTGTTTCATTATTTTGTTTTTAGAATGGTTTATAAGCCCTATATAAGCTGAAATTATAGCTAAAGCAGTAAAGACAAGGTGTAAATTTTCAATGATTTTAATAGGACTGTTCACGGAAAACGCCCCAATAAGCAAAAATAAAACGGAAGTAATTTCATCGTATTTTTTACCTCGTTTAATAAATGCAATAGCTATACTACCTAAACATAGGTAAAGTAAAAACTCATTATAAGTGTCTGCATACTGCGACCACGAAGGATTTAAGCCTAAACAAGTCATCGAAAACCCTAATATAAATCCGATTAAAGCATAATGTCTATCTCTCATACAAAAAATTTTTAACTTAAAAGTACGGTAAAACCGTAATACGATTATTTTAGTTTTTTTTTACAATCCACTTAATAAATGACCAAACACTGCCATTGTGATATTTTTCAACATCTCTTTTTATTTTTGTAGCCCACCACAAAATAGCTAAAACCCCTCCTGTTATAGTTACTATGGATGAAAAAGCAACGGCAAAAAACACAGTAAAAAGCGTCATGGCTATTGAATCTAATATTGGTATAATTCTTTCAGGCATTGTTCTTTTTAATTTTATTTAAAAAAATTTTTAACTTAATTATATTTTTTTCTTTTGGTTTGTATTTTATAGCACCCATCCACCAAAATCATTTTTTTTACTAGGATACATATCCCCATTTGAATTACTGTTGTATTCTAAAAATAAACTAGAATTAAAACACATATAGTCTAAAAATCGCCTTGTATAAAATTGAGCCGTAGTTCTTTGTTTTTCAATTAAAAAATCTATTTCATTCTTATTAACGCTTTCAGATGTTTCCGAACTATGTTTATAAACGCCTCCATTAGACACTGTATAAGCTGCGTAAGGCATGAACTCAACTAATGACCATTGTATGTGCATTGGTTTGATATACGTCGTTAAAAGCGTCTTATAATTAGAATTTACAACCTCATCTAAAGTTCCTGCAATAATTAAGCTTTGCAGTTTGTTGTAAAGGTCTGTGCCTAAATAACCCTGTATATGTATGTCTTGAGCAATCTCAACATATTGCGTAAATTTATTAACGTCTAAATTTCCATTAAGAACGCTATATCTTTTTAAATCGTCGGCTGTTATAAATAGTGCTTTCATTTTCCGTAGTTTGGATGATGTCCGTTGTTAGGCATATCTTTTGGTGCAATTTCCGAAGTTACATAATCAACCCCTTTTGGCTTATAGCTTTCAGGAATCGACTCAACGATATCACTTGAACTCAAAGCTTTATCTGGTTTGAAGCTTCCATCTGTGTTTTTTTTCAATCTGTAAAGTTGTTCGCTCCAAAAATGACCGCAGTTAACACCACCTTTATATTTAAACAATGAATAGTTTTGACCTTTATGCCCGAATGAATTGTTAACACCTTGAAAAGACGCCTGATCTATATCTTCTTTTCTATAAACTACTCCGTTATCGGTTCGGCTCATCATTGTTCTGCAAAAGTTTCTACTTTTGCCAGATGAATATTTTTGAGAATATTTATACCTAACCTTATAATAAGATTTGTCTAAACTACTTGGATCACTTGGTTTTGATTTTATAAAATTTGCTAATTTAGTAAGCATATCTTTTTTAGGCTTAATCATTTTTTTAGCCCAATCTTCAATACTTATATTTTTTTCGCAATGCTCGCGCTCATCAACTAATTCCCATTCATCATCAATAGTTTCTCCTTCTAGTGCGTTTAGCATTTCATCATCATTAAAGCCTTCATTGTCTTTAGACATTTTTACGCCTGTTTCTTCTTCTTTGGTTTCAGAATCCAGCCCGTTTGTTTCTATAAATTCCAAAGGTTGAATGGTTTTGAAATAAAGTTTTAAATTAATATCATTGATAGATAGTATTTCATCAAACACGTCAATCAATTCATTTTGATAAGTCTTGATAACTATATTGTCAAAGAAGATTGAACTGTTTTTTATTTCATCTGCGTTACTTCCTAAACCACCGCCAGCTTCACGAATGCCCAAAAGTAAAGGGCTTGTTACTTTGTGTGAAACAAGTAATTTATTTCGACATTCATCACTTAAATACTGATAATGAGCAGGAGCATCATTTAAAGGTAAATCTTCAACAGTTGTTTTGCTTTCTGCGTTATTATTAAAAGCAACAATTACTTTTTCACCTCTTGCACCTGTTACTTTTTTAAGAACATCATTTTTTATTTGAATCTGTTTTTCTTCATCTGGAACGCCGTTATTAAAATTAATAACCTTAGTACCGCTAAAGCCATTTATAGTATCGTTTATTAAGTAGTCGGCTATTTCTTCTTCTAAAACAGCGTAAGGCAAAGCACCAACATAGTCAACTGGCGTATAATAATAATAACCACTTATATAAGGTTTTATAACATAAATCTCATTTCCTGTTTTATTTCCAAAACCAAAAGATTTTATAAAAGTAAGTTTGTCGCTTTTTTTGTGTTCTTTCCAATTTGGATGATAAGCCCACGATTCTATTTCGCCTTCATCATTAAATTTTGTGGCTCTTAAAGTTTCCATAGGAAAGTGTGTAATGCTTTTTACCTTATTTTTATCATAAGTGATTTGTATTGCTGCCATTCCTAAAATCTTTCTGTCATTTATAATACGACGTAAATCAGTCGGTTTAATCAATGATTTCATCATAGCGTATTGTTCGGGTTTTCTATTGCTATCTAAAGCATCTATGCCCTTACCATAAATCATGTTTACAACACCGCTTATAATAGCATTGTTAGTAGCACTACCTACATATCTATCAATCAAATACTGAAAATAATTATTATCAGCCCCGTAAGTTACATAGTCTTTGTTTTTTTCTTCAATGACTAAAGGAGTTGTATATTTTGAGAGTGTTAAAACGTGTATATCATTCATAGATTGTATATTCGTTTGATGTAATATTTGAAATGTATTTGTATTTGTTGATGTCATATATCAAATTATTTGAAATGGTTTGATCCGTTACAAATAATTTATCTTGAAATAAAATGTTATCATCAACATCAAAAATTTTGAAATAATAAAAATTATTCTCTAAAAAATAACCAGATGAAGCAGTAAAATTAAAAACATCGTAATAAGTTGCACTTCCTAAATTATCAACATCAAAAGATGTGCTTACATTTGTAGCTTCATTAGTAAAAGTCACATAAGTAGCATCAGTCCCTTTTCTATTAAAAAAGTATATTGTTTTAAATAAATCTACTGTATTGAAAATCGTCATTATTAAGCCTTTTATATTAAACGATTTTTTTATTTTTTGTTATAAAAAAAAGGATAGCTTTTAAAACCATCCTTTTAATCTCCTTTCTTTTAAGAATTTATTATAGACCTTCAACTACTGTTCCATTGCCTATGCCTGTAAATATAGCCCAAACAATAAAAAATGCAGGTTCTTTTTCTTGAGCTGTTACGGTTAAATTATAGCCGTTCAAATCTCCCATTCCTGCTCCTGAAACAGTATTTACAGATACATCACAGCCATTTTCTAAACCATAGATTTTATAAAGCCCATCATAACCCTCTGTGACTACAATTGGTCTTCCGTAACTCATTAATTTCAACTCTTTTCGTGTAGTAGAATCTTGAGATTTTAACACTAAAGTTCCTGTAGTAGTCCAAAAAGATGTGCCATTTTCTTTTGAAACCTCGTTAACTTCATCAAAATTATTAGCACCTCTTAATTCATATTTATAAAGAGTAATAGGAGAGCCTAAATCTTCAACTTCATCACTAACAGTAAGGACTTTTTCCGTATAAAAATATCTATTATAATTTATAAAATAAACAGCTTTTAAACCGCCTACACTTTTACAAGGTTCTCGCCTTCCTAAACTTATATCACAAGCCATATTTTTTTTTATTAAAAAAGGGAAAGGAATTACCCCATCCCTTTAGGTTAATTAATTATTTTAAAATTAGTTAGCTAAATTTGTGATACCGTAAGTTACAATATCAGAAACCACACCATACTGAACGCCTGCGGTCATTCTCATAACGATTCTAACATTTTGTGAACCATCTATATCCGCCATATCAATAACCTTAACTTCGTTGGTGTCATTCAATAAACCTGTTCCAAAAAATAGGTTTGTTTTTTCAGCTGCAATAGATACATTTGAAGGCAAACCGTTTGCAACAAATAATTTAACGCCATCAAACATTAAATCTTCAAAAGATTGGTTGTTACCTTGAGAATTGAAACCTGCTGCACCTAAACCAGAAGCTCCAAATCCACCTAATGAACGCACATAAGCTCTGTATATGTTTTGAGATAAATAAATATACAAATCTTCTTTTCCATATAAAGCGGCTGGAATAGCATCAACTATTTTACCTAATTCAGTTACAACGTTAGCAGGTGTTATAGTAGTTCCTGCAACTTCTTGAGCAGCTGGTAAACCTGCATCGGTAGTAAGTAAAGTTTTAAAGCCGTTAAACTCTCCTGTTGTCACAGCAGAACCTTGCCAAATATTGATTTCGTTAGCTTCTGCAACTTTAGAAGCTATATGCCCTAAAAGATAGTCTTGAAATGTTTTAGGCAAATTATCAAAAGCCGAATAACCCATAGAGATAGCTTCCCAATCATTTCTAAAATCTTGCTTACAAAGTTGTAAGTTTACTTGAAGTTCTTTAGGTTCTAAGATTCTTTCTACTGTTGTAATAGTAGATGTTGCTGTAAAATCGCAAGTTCCATCTTTTAATAAATCGTCAGTAGATAGTTTTTTAATTACCTCTCTGTATTTGATGTTTTGTTTAACCTCAACACCTCCTCTTTCAATAGTGTTTGAAGATAATAACGCTGCGGAGATATACTTTCCCGCATCTTCGCCCTTGTAAGTAGTTGTTATACTTGTTGTAGTAGCCATTTTTTTAGTTGTTAAATAGTTTATTAAATACTACATCTTTTGTTGATGTAGCTCTTTTTTGTGCGTATAATGTTAATTCTTTTTCTAATTTTGCCTCTGGATTGTGCTTTAAAGGCTGCGATTCTTCTTTTGAAAGCTCGACGTCTTTTGGTTCTTCAACTTTTGAAAGTTCTTCTTTTTGTTCTTTCAATTCTTGAATCTCATTTCTTAATTTTTCGATTTCTGAAAAGAACATTTCTTTTGAAACTGATTCAACCACTTTTTTAGGCGATGTAGGTGCAGCTTCCATTTCTGGTTCTGTTGCTTCTTCGGTTGGTACTTCTTCTTCTTTAGAAACAGCTTCTTTGAT